TCTCAATCCAAGAAAACTCCTCGTCATCAATAGCTGTCCTGTTGGACTTGGTGTTTAAGCCCTTGAAGTTCTTATAGACAGCATAAGATTTCTTTTGCTCTGCTGCTGCCATGATTAGAAGGTAGAGTAGGGGTCAGGGATTCTGCGTGTGTACACAGAGTTCAACACCGCTTGGATTTGCTTGGCATACTCTTGCTTGTATATCTCAGCTTCTCCATAACTCTGTTCTTTGTACTTGGCTTTGTAAGCCGCATAAAAAGCTACAGGGGTGGTGTAGGGGTCTTGAATCTGGTCGTTAGCGTTAGGCGTGTTCAAACTTAACGCAGTAGGCAAGATAGTGCTATCTATCTCTACGACATACGACTGGTCAGGGACAGGGCCAACGTAGATGGTGTTTTGTCCGTAAACAGAGAAACACACGGGTCTGCCGACATAGTTTTGCCAGTAACGCAGTTGAGCGTTGAAGTTTGACCAGGGCAGATACCGCAGTGGAATACGGCTGTTACCCCAGTAAACGTTGACGTTCAGGATGTCGAGTGTTGTGCCAGTAGCAATAGTGGCATAGGGGATAACTTCCGCAGGGCCAGAATATTGCAGACTGGCTGTGCCATCTGTAAAAGGGGTAGAAGGTGGGAAAGTGTAGCCAGAAGCGGGATAAGGTGGAGGTGTAGTACTGAGAACACCACCAGTTACCACTTCATAGATGAAGATGTTGTTGAATAAGAACTGACCCGCAGTAACAGTAGCACCCGCAGTCCAAACGGTTGCGGGTACTCCTGTACTAGAAATTGGGGTGGCAGTAATTTGCAGGGTACGTAAGCACCCAGTATCTCTCGCTACTCGCTCACGGGCATCGTTGATGTAGTCCGTTAGCTCCGAGGTTGACCAGAAGACAGAGTTTGCATCATGCAATAACCGCTGTACTTCCGTGATGTAGGAAGAGAGAGTTGCCATGTTACCTTCATGTTATGCAACCCTCTGATTGACCTTTCCCCCAACGGATTTCTCAATCCGTAAGGGTACTACGCCAACCGCCGAGGGTAACGAGCGGTTCTTTGTTGGAGGCTCTGAAGAAATATATACCTTCTTCAGATTCTCCATTGCTTCTTCAAGTTCGCTGTGGAGTCGTATCATGCCCAACTGGACTAGATACTTCTCCTTGTCCTCATCTCCGTAACCAAGCATGTGCATGGCAGCAGGGACAGTCAATTCAACTGTCTTGCCGACAGGAAACTCATAACCGACATAGTGGTACTCAGCGTACAAGTCTTTGTCGGTGTTGTTGGTTACATAAACGAGGTCTGTCATAGTGTTACAACGTCACCGTACACAGTAATATCAACAGTGTTGTTTGCTGCTGCCGCTGTATTTACACACACAAACAAAGGACTTGTATAGATTTTTGTTGACGTATTTGCTGTCAACGCAAGGTCTTGATACAAGCCTGTGCCAGTAATGTTTGAAAGAACAGTTGCATTAGAAACTGCGTTTGCCAAGTTACCATCATTGCTTGTGAAGATGGTAACGTTGGCAGCGGCAACACTTCCGTTGGCATTAAAAGCAGTAATACGGCGAACGATGTAGCCAGTACCGACAGTAGCAATTGTTGCCACAGCATTACCAGTGCTTCCCATCGCAACGGGAGGATTGGTAGAGCCAACAGCAAAATTGCCGAAACCGTCTGGGTACAGTGAGCCTACATGGTTTGCGTTCATACTGTCTCCTTAGCTTGTGTAGGTGCTGTTTGCATTGATACCACCATTGATGGTCAATGCAGTAACTGCACCTGCGCCAGCAATAGTAGATTGTGCAAACACGTTCACGCCATCAGACAAAATCATGCCGCCAGTGTTGTTGGCAAGCAGAGTTGTGATGGATGAGCCGTTATTTGCAGTAATCACCACGTTAGCAGCGGGGAACAGCATATAAGTACCAGCAGGAATCACAGTGCCAGCGTTAGCGGCAGTCAGTGAAACATTGGAGAAGTAAGCACCAGCGGTGTTGGTGGTTGCATTCGCCAGAATGATTTTATTCATTGCTAAAGCCATGTCTTTTTCTCCTTACAGTGAAAGGTAGTTGTAACCCGTCACCTTGGTCATGGCTTTGGGTTTGACGTTCACCAATTCGGCAATCATCAAAACCGCACCGACATAACCAATTTGCCAGTTGGGGAGAGTGGACTCAAAGCCTGTAAACACGAACGAACCTTGCTCATGGATGTACAGAGACAAGTAGTTAGTGTTCAGGAAGTACACAGTACCTTCTGGGCAGTAGGGGTCTGGATAGATAGGTACGCCAGCAACCATCAAAGCACGGAAAGCTGCTTGAGGGCCATTGGTTTCACCGTCAAAACCTGCACCTGGGGTGATAACGTATTGCTCTTGACCAACAAAGTCTTGAGCCAACAGTGTCCAAGTACCGAAACCGCAAACACCAAACGAAGGCATTTCAGCACCGTTTTTGACAGTACCAGAAATGTATTGCAGGATGTTTTGACGGGTTGGGTTCACAGAGCCAGCGGCATACTGTGAGGATTTCCACCAAGTGTAAGTACCACGGTCAATGTTGCCGTAAGTACCAGAGTTAGCAACAGCAGCGGGCAAGCCGATGAATTGTTGGGTATTGCTGGTGTTGGTGTACAAGGCAGTTGCCATTGCATCCATCATCACGTTGGTTGCATCGTTCATACGAGCTTCAATCAACGGAATAATGGCGGCATCTTGCTGAACTGCGCCTTCCATACCGAGGAACGGCACGGGAGAAATCATCAGTTTCAGGTCGAATTCAGCGTTGTAAGCACCTTGTTGGACTGACGGTTGGGCAAAAGAGCCACTGTAGTCAGACCATTGAGCGTTCACAAACTGTGCGCCTTGGACAGGAACGGTTACAGAAGACACACCGCCAGAGGCTGACTGACTGTTGGCAATCAGAGCCGCCATCAAGGGCGTGGAGTTGTAAAGCTGGACAACCAGCTTGGGAATAAAGGCTCTACGAGTTACATAAGTCAGTTCATTGAACTGTGCTGACCCTGTAGCTGGTAGGATGCCGCCGCCAATAGCCATAAGGCCTCCTTACGTGGTTTAAAAAATTACCCTCTTACAACCCAATAGGACGTTGCGGTTTCCGCAGGTCATTGAGTGCATTCATAGCCTCATTCCGTGCAGCGGCGGCTGGATTCTTCCAATACTTGTTCAAGTCAAATTGCTTGACAGCACTTGGGTTGTATCCAGTTGAAGTAGGCACTGCTGCCTGTTTCATCCACTGATGGTACTCAGCCGCTGTTTCGTGGTTAGTGATACCACGCTCCAACATGATTTTTTCTACATCACCAACCTCAGATTCGTTAGAAATCAAACCCTTTTTCATCAAAGACTGGCGGCGATTTTGCAGTTCTTCAATCGCTTCTTTTTCCCGCAACTTAGCTTCCAAGGCTTGCACACGGTCTTCCGAGCGGCTGACCGCACGGTGTGTGTAATCTTCAATGTCAAGTTCAGGAATAGGAAGGTCAGGCTTGACCCGCTTGGTCATACGCAAGAAGTCTTTGCGAGTTTCTGGGTTTTCCGCAAGAGTTTGTGCAAGTGCCGCCAACTCATCACGGGCTTCTAAGGACAGATTTTCTAGTGACATAAAGTTACCCTCTTTATACGATTAAATTACACGCTTGCCGTCACCTGGCTTTTGGACAGCCATGCTCGACTTGTTCAGTTTATTGGGGGCACTCAAGCCACCAAACTGAGAAAAACGGGGAGTGTTAGTGACAACGCCATTTTGTTGGTTGTTGTCAGTTGGTTTGCGAGGTGCTGCTGCGCCACGTGGTTTGAAGAGTTCCATTTTGGTTCCTTACATTGGGGGAGGGGGAGGCATACCGCCAGCGGGAGGCATACCAGGGATAGGTGCTTGAGCCATTGCTCTGCCTTCAGGGGTAGCACCACCCGCCTGTGGCAAGGTTTGCAGTAACTGGAGAATCTCAGATTGCTGTAATTCGTCAGTTTTGCCTTTTTTCTGACCAATCAAACCGCTGAGTGCCCGAATAGCGTTGAGGGTTTTCTTGCCCTCTTCTGAAACGGAGCCAAAAGCGGGAAGGGATTGCTCAAGCAAATCAATAGCCATACTTATGTTAATAAGTGCAGCTTCCTTATTTCCCATCTTGGGTTCTGGAGTGGACATGGGAGAAGCCATTGGAGGAGCTTCAGGAGCTTCCGTATCCATTTCTTCTGGCATCTCATTAGGGGTGGGTGCGCCCGCAGCCGCTTGGCTACCTCGCATTAACTCCATCAACTTATCTGGTGGAACACTCATAATCACTCCTTGCCGTGTTTGTAACCACTTACAAACATTTTGTCAATAGGTAGAGGGCATTTTTTGTCAGCCCTCTGTAGACATTACTTACGACCTTTACGGGCTTTGCGTCCCATACGAGCCATTTTTGGAGCCATTTTTGCTTTTCCGTACATCATGATATTTCCTTTTATAAGGCCACCTCAAAGGGGAGGCAGCCACACCCTTTCCTTGCGGAATCTTGAATCAACGGCGGCACTTACGTCCACTTTTGGTCTTCATATTCATCTTGAACTCCCATATTGTTTGCGGTTGGAGTCCCGTTGACTCCTTCCGTAGGAGGTTTTATACCCTGTTTGACGCATTGTCAAGTTGGGTGGTGCTTCATTCCTTTTCAGGGAGGCAGTGTCTACCCGTGGTTGGTCAGCCGTAGGCTGTGTCATGCCAGTTGTGTTTGGAGCCATCATCCCACCTTTTTCAAGTCTGGTTTACCTTCTGCCTTTGGAGGTTGCATTTGTTGCATTTGTTGCTCCATAGCCTGTTGAGCTTCTTGCTTTTCTTCTGCTTTTTTGAGTCGCTCTAACAACAATTGTTTCATTGGCGGCTCAATCATGTCAAGCAAGGACTCTTTGTCGATTACGCCAGCTTGGAACAATTCAAACGCCATTTTGCGGCTGTCTTCCATGAAGATGGGTGAATTTGAGTGGGCATCCACCTTCACCACAAAGTCACGGGTGAACTGGTCGGCAATGAATTTCAGGCCATGTGCGTCTGTGTAGTGGGTGTTATCGTAAACCTGCATACATTTCAGATACAGGGTAGCCATCTTTTCTAGGCTATCTTCGATAACAAGCGCACGTTTCTTGGCTCGGCTGGAACCCAGACGGGCAAGTTGGGAGGCGTGACCAGAAGAACGGACACCTGCTTCACCACGGCCT